ATATTACTTTTAATTATTCTTTTCGTGGAAGTAAATATGCCGCTTACCATTTCAAGCCTGATGATTCTAAAGTTATTCGCCTTGATGATGACTATTATGTTATATCAGCTAGGTTATATCTTATGATTCGTAGGTATTTAGTTGCACTTAGAAAAGGAGATGGTTCCGCTGAAACTTTATTCCATTTATGATTCCAAGGCTGAACAGTTCAGTCCTCCGCAGGTTTATCACAATGATATGCTCGCTCTTCGAGCTTTTGAAGGTATAGTTAACGATGATAAAATGCTTATTAAAAAGTATCCTGAAGATTTTACTTTATATTATGTTGGCAATTTCGGTGACAGCGACGGTCGCTATTACATTGAGAATTGCGACGAGTCCCACGTTCCTGTCTTGGTTGGTCGCGCCATAGATTATGTGCAGACTGTTGACAATGATTCTACTAAATGATAATCTAATAAAGAGCGTATCAGAAAAAGGACGATCTCACAGAGATCGCCCTTTTTTTGTATGCCACGCTCGCCGCGTCTAGGCGCCTGCGAAAGGAGGTGAAACTATGAAATTTAAGACAGCTTATGATCCCGTAGAAGAACATGATCATTGCGGCATTGAATTTACTATGCCGTCTTTAACCGTACAGGACGAGAAAGAGGAAACTGACATCAATTACATCGTAAATAAGTATGCAGATGGTCAGAAAGGTATCATGACTCTTGATCTTGGCGATAGCTCGCAATACGCTTATCTGCAGTTCGGAGATGCAACGCTTCCCGGCGACTACAGCACAGCGCTTGAGCTTGTGTCCGGAGTTCGTGAAGAATTCTACACTTTACCCGCTTACGTTCGAGCAAAATTCGGTCACGATCCTATGAATTTCATCGACCATTTGAATGATCCTGCAACGCTCGAATATCTCCAACAACAAGGTCTGTATGGTAGTAAATATGCCTTTGATAAACCACAACAGTCCGTAAGTAGTAAACAAACACAAGAAAAAAGTAACACTTTAGAACAAAATAATGAAGAAACACAAAAATAGGCGTCACCGAAGCCAGTTACTTACTCGATGTAACTGGCGTAGGTGACGCAAAAATAAACTAAAACCTAAGAATGATTTGCTTTAGGATAATTCTTAGGTTAACACTTCAAAGAAGGTGAAAATTTGGCTCGTAAAATTAGAGTTCGAGGACATCGCTTTAGCGATGCCCCTGCAATGTATATGCGAAGGACAAAATTTGACCGCTCGCATGTCTATAAAACAACTTTTGATGCTGGTAAGCTTATTCCTGTATTTGTTGATGAGGTTTTGCCTGGCGATACTACTAGGATGTCTATTAATTATTTTGCTCGTTTGGCTACTCCTATTAAGCCTATTATGGATAATATTTATCTGGATTGGTTTTTCTTCTTTGTTCCTAATCGTCTTGTTTGGGAACATTGGCAGAATTTCTGTTTTGAACAAGAAGATCCTGATGACAGTACTGATTATGTCATTCCTACTGTTACCGCTACTGGTAACTCTGATAATGCCTATATTGGTTCTCTTTGGGATTATTTCGGTTTGCCTGTTAATACTTCTAATAACATCTCTGGCATTAATGCTCTTCCATTCCGCGCTGTTTACCTTATCTGGAATGAATGGTTTAGAGACGAGAACCTTCAAAAATCTGTAAAAATCCAAAAAGGCGATGTTAATGAGGTTTTGGACTCTTCCCGTTCTTCTGATCAGCCTTCTTGGGTATTTTCTTCTGGTACTAACATTGTGTCAGGCCTTGCCTGTCCTCCTCGTGGTAAGCGCCATGACTATTTTACTTCAGCTCTTCCCTGGACTCAGAAGGGCCCTGGCGTATCTATAGGACTTGCTGGCACCGCTTCTATAGTCGATCCTTCGCCTACAACTGGTTATCTGCTCCACAGTACCAGTAATCAGCTTGCCGCTGTTTCCGCTTATGGCGGTGATGCTTCTTCTTCTGGTGGTGATAGAAAAGCTTCTGGTACAGGATCTATATCCTTTAATAGAGGTTCTGACTCTAACTGGAGTAATGTAGGTGGCTTCGCCGGTAATACGTCTGATCAAATTACTATGTCAGCCCAGCCTGCTTCTGGTTTTCTTGCTAATGATTCTTTTGTTGATTTGGATACTTCAAGTATCTTTACGATCAATAGTCTTCGTACTGCTTTCCAGATGCAGAAGTTCTATGAACGCCTTGCTCGTGGTGGTAGTCGGTATACAGAAGTGCTCCGCTCTTTCTTTGGCGTAGTTTCTCCTGACGCTCGTCTTCAGCGTCCGGAATTTTTAGGTTCGTTCATAAAAATGGTAAATGTCAATCCAATAGCTCAGACTTCTGCATCCGACAACACTACTCCGCAAGGTAACCTTTCTGCTTATGGTGTTACTGCTGCTAAATTCCATGGTTTTACAAAATCTTTCGTTGAGCATGGCTATATTATAGGCTTCGTTTGCGCTCGTGCTGACTTAACTTATCAGCAAGGTATTAATAAAATGTGGCTTCGTTCTACTGTTTACGATTTCTATTGGCCTACATTTGCGCATCTTGGCGAGCAGGCTATCGAGCTTCGTGAGATCTATGCTCAAGGTTCTGAAGCTGACACTACTGTTTTTGGCTATCAGGAACGTTATGCCGAGTATCGCTATAAACCTTCTCAGATCACAGGTAAATTCCGCGGTTCTGTAACTGGTGGCACTTTGGATAAATGGCATCTTTCGCAGTTTTTCCAAAATGCGCCTGCTCTTAACGAAGAATTTATCGTTGAAAACCCGCCTATTGAGCGCATTATTGCCGTTCCTAGTGAACCTCAATTTTTACTTGATGTAGGATTCCGCTATACAACTATACGTCCGATGCCTATGTTTGGCACACCCGGCCTTGTTGATCACTTCTAAGGAGTTGATGCTATGTCTTGGCTTTCTGATACTGTTGGTAGTATAGCTGGTTCTGTATTTGGTTCTGCCGTTCAGAATCATTATAATTCCGCTAATGCTGCACAGGCTAACGAGTGGAATGTCGAAAATTATAAACATCGTTATCAATGGGCTGTAGAAGATATGCGCAAAGCTGGTCTTAATCCTATTCTTGCCGCAACTAATGGAATAGGCGGCTCTATATCTGGAGCTTCAGCTGCTTCTGTAGGTATGAGTGATATTGGTTCTACCATGAACTCTGCTAAAGCCGCTAGTGCCGCTGAGAGGCAGGCTAAGAATGCCGAGCACCTTGCAATATCTCAAATTGATAAAAACGTCGCAGAAGCCGATTCTGTGCGTCAGAGCACCCATGGTACAGTTCTTCAGAATGGTATTCTTGCAAATGATTTGAATTTGCGCGAGCAGACTTATGAAAAACGTCTTGGTTATGAGCTTGAAAAGATGAATCTGGAGCTTGAAAATCTTCGTCTTCAGGGTTCTTACCTTAGTTCTGGCGTTTTGAACAACATTGCTACTGCTAATCGTGCTAATTCTGCCGCTGCTTTTGATAATATTCAAACTGAAATGGCAGGTATGGAACGTGATTTTTATAAGAATCTCGAAAGTCTTACAGGTGCTCCTAGATCTGTCGCTAGTGGTGTTGGTTCTACTGTCAAAAATATTATAGGCTTCCTCGGAGGTCGCTATTTTGGAAGGAGATAAATTTTATGTCTAACAAAACTACTATGATTCTGACTTTTATTGTCACCGTTGTTGTCCCTTTTATTCAGGAAATTGTGGATCTAATTGAAGCTTTGAAAGGTAAAGCTTCTTCGAATACTGTTACTGCTAAAAAGGTTGCCTCGGATTTTCAGACCGATGTTGCGCAACTTGTTGAGCCAGTTGCTAATAAAAATGATTCTAAAAAAACTAGCCGTTTTTTCGGTTCTTGGAGGGATGCTAAATGAGACGACGTCGCTTGTCTAAACGAGGTTCTCGCCGTCTTTTTCGGCGTACCTCCAGATCTCGTCGTAGAAATTTTAAAAGAGTAGGACGAGGTGGATTTAGGATTTGACATTCTGACTTAATCCTGATACAATCGGTACAGGTGATTAATATGGTTTGTTATAATCCTATTCTTATGTGCCCAGTCGAAGGAGCAATTACGAAAGATGGAAAACAACATTATAGTTTTTACGGTAGCCTTGCCGCTCACCCTGAGCTTGCTGGCGATAGCCGTTTCATTCGTTGTTCTTGTAAACAATGCATCGGTTGTCGTCTCGAAAATAGTAGACAGTGGGCTGTCCGTGCTGTTCACGAAGCCCGTTCTTCGTCTTCTGCTTATTTCGTTACTTGCACTTTTGACGATTATCATTTGCCACGTGATAAAAGCTTAAGCAAGAAATTTCATCAGACTTTCATGAAAAATCTTCGTCGTGAGTATGGCAGTGGTATTCGTTTTCTTGGCTGTGGTGAATATGGTGAACTTCATGGTCGCCCCCATTATCATTACATTTTGTTTAATATTGATTTTGACGACAAAATTTTTCGGTTCCGTACAGATGGTTATAACACTTATACTTCTTCTCGTTTTGCCAAAGTATGGAAATACGGTATGCATCTTATCGGTGAGTTTAGTTTTGATGCTGCTGCCTATGTCGCCCGTTACATAGTCAAAAAGCAGACTGGCAAAAATGCTGAATCTCATTATAAAGGTCGCATCCCTGAATTCATGGTTGCGTCTAATCGCCCTGGTATTGGTGGAAAATGGCTTGCAGAGCATGGTGAAGAATGTTATTCTAACGATTATGTTGTCATCAACGGTAAGAAGATGCGTCCTCCTCGTTACTACGATAAGAAATTTGGTGAAACGCATCCTCACTGGATGGAATACATTCGTAATAACCGTGTTGAGAAGATGCTTCATAACCTGGAGAACAATACTTTTGAGCGTTTGGTTGACCGTTGTCGCGTTCAGGAAGGTAAATATAAACAATTTCTTGGCAGAAAACTTGACAAGGTATTGTGACTGTGTTATCATTAAGTCAGAAATGAGGTGATACTTATTAGTGAATTTGAAGCTGTAAAAAAATTCTGTTGTGAGCGTGATATTACTTTTAATTATTCTTTTCGTGGAAGTAAATATGCCGCTTACCATTTCAA